ACACACTTGTCAAACTCTCAATTTCAAAAAAGCCATCGTTGTTATAAGAGCCTTGAACTTGTATTGTTTGCCCTGCCTTGAATTGCGAATCAGCGAATCCATCTCCACTACCATCGAACGCTATTGTATCAGCACTTGTTGAATTGTGCGTAAAGGATATATCACCGCTTTGCATGTAAACATTCGGATTGTTAAAAGCATTATTACAGTATTGACGAATATCGTCCTCGATAATAGGGATTAACCTATCAATCAAATCATCTTTTGTTGTTGTTGTCATTTCCAATAATGCTTTTATTTCTACTTTACTAGCAATCATATCAAAACTCCTTAATCTACATTTTCATGCTCGTACCAATCTGCTCTGAATTGGATAATGTTAGCATCCGAACCAGATGTAAATGTTCTAAGATAAGTTGTATCTTCTTTTAATATCAACTCATTTTCTCTAGCTGCACCGCCACCGGCTGTAACTTCTTTAAATCCTTCTGCACCCCATTTATCATCATCAATTCTAAGTACATAACTTGTTGCTGCTTCTACTCCAGATGTAAGAACCATACCGCTCGAACTTGTCGAATTCCTGTCATTGTTTATTGGTATTTTCGGCGTACCGCCTGCCATACCTCCAGAAGCCCCTTCGTCAAGTGTTGTTGCCGTTATTCCGCTCGAATCAATCTTAAATGTAAAATGTGACCTTTTTGCTGAATCAGGAACAACAAGCTTGAGCCTTAATACTCCTGTTGATGTAAGTTCGGTATATCCTTGTATAAAATAATGGTCGCCGTTGTGTATTTCTCTGTGTACATAGTCTATTACTTCAAGGACATTAGTTGTTGGGTCAATTCTCGGCATTCTTGCTGTATCATCATTTATTAACCCATATATGTTTGCTTCAACTTTATCCGTAAAAACAACATTTTCTATTGCTGTCATTAATCTTGCTACATACCTATTTAAGCTGTTTGATTCACCGCCCATATTAACTCACTCCTCATACATAAGGCATTTTTGCTACGCCTATAAACCCGGCAATTCCACTTCCGCTTGATGTTATGGCTACTGATATGTTTCCTGTAGTCTGCATGAAACGTGAAGATTCAAGGGGTCCTATTAATGATCTGTATGTTTTTGTTCCAGTAGATGTCAAAGTAACTGCCAAAGAACCTATGTCTTTTCTCCATGCAATTGCTGTTGAGCCTGCTGCTATTGTGAATATTACATCGTCACCGCTTGTAGTAGAATTCAACTCAACGTATAGGAAAAACTTATCGTCTATAGGCTGGTCAAAAGTGTATGTTACTATTGTACTAGTAAATGCTGTTGGTGAAAATGTAACCGAACTATCTCTTACCATTGTAGCTGCTGTTATAGCTGCCATGTTATCTCACTTCCTTTTTTATTTAAGATGTTTCAGCGGCATATGTTAAAGTCAAATTAACTAACCCTTTAGGCTGTATAACTTTATATCCATATACATGTAAACCTTTTACTGCATCCGAAAAAGAATCTTCCGGTCTATATGCTTCTACGCTTACGATTTGTTCTGCATAGCTTATTGCTTCTTTTACTCCTGCTAGTCCATGAGTTGTGTAATCAGGGGCTGTTCCTGTCTGTGACAAGTTGTTAGATTCGAATACGTCAAAGCCTAAAACCCTACCAACCATACCATTAGCAAACTCACCATCTGCTGTTACTGAACCTTCGGTTGTTAATAGTTTGCCAAGTATTAGTTTTGTAATTGCCCAAGGTGGCAATACCATAAATCTTCCGGCTTTTGGAACTCCGGCTTCATTCAAGTATTGTGCTGCTTCTGCAATTGTGTTAAACACTAGTGAACTATCAAACGTTGCATCTGTTACTGTATTAGCTGCACTTCCGTATAACCCACCAATTGCAACATCAACCTTTTCGGATAATTTATAAGCTGCTTTTTCCATTGCTCTTTTCATTACCGAAACATTAGCCTGTGCTGCATCTACATCATCAACTTTAAATGCAAAATATTCTGCCTTATCAATTAATAGAACTGTCTGTGCTGTCTGGAGTTCTTGAACTGATAAAGACGTTGAATTTTTTGTATAAGTTGAAACAGTTATATCTCCTATAGAATTTATTTTAACTGTATCACCCTGTCCTCTAATGTCACCTTCGTAATCTCGATTACAAATGGATGCCAATACGTGCGAAACTTCAAATGTTTTTAAAATTTCTGCCGCCCAAATCGTTGGGATAAAATTCTGTAATGACATTTAATTCACCTACCTTTTTTAAATTTACCAATGTACCTGCGACTTTTGGATTAACTCCAAATTAGCTGATACTTCTTTTTGTGTCATTTTTGCGACTGCTTCTTTTGATAACAAACCTTCCATATCCTCAGGTGCTTTTCCCGGAGTTCTTGAATATTTTTTAAACTTGCTTTCAACGGCACTTTCAATATTCTTTTTCCATGCTGTTTCGAATGCTTCAAATGCTACTGTTGTACTCGCCTCATCTGCTCTTACAAAATACTTCGCTAAATCAACCGGTAATCCTTTTGTGTTAGCTGTTTCAATAGCTTTCATTTGCATTTCAGATTTTATGCGTGCTGCCTTTTCTGTTACAAGATCTTTTTCAATAGTTTTCAATCGCTTCTGTTCTTCCGTTTCTTCCGGGTATCTCTTAGTAACTTCTGTTTTCACTGCTTCGTCAATAACGGTTTGTAAATTGTTTGTTTTCCATGTTTCCAAACCTTTTGTAAAGTGTGAATCTAGTTTTGGTTGTATAACCTTTTTACCATCTGCTGTTTCTAAAAATTCATTTACTCCATCAGGTGTGATTAACCCCTTGATGTATTTTTGAACTCCTTTATCTTCTGCATTTTTGGTTATAAACTCTTGAACTTCTTTAATATCCATACTGCTCCTTTTACCCTAATCGTACTAGCCGAATAGTTTAAATTTTTATTTCAGACACATAAAAAAGAGCGCCCTCTTTTAAAAGGCGCTCTAGGCGCTCGGATATATCCGATATATTTATAATAACCCTTTTTTTACAAAATGTCAAGCGGCTTTTTTGGCATCATAGTATAGCAAGCTATTGACTTACATTTATCACATTTTATTTCAGCTGTGATGTTATAAACAACTGCACCTGTGGAAGGTATTTCCATTGGCAACTCTGCTACTTTGTTCATTAGCAAATGACCGCATACCGCACATCTTACCGCCTCTTTTATATACATTTAATCACCCCATACTTTTAATGTCTGCTTAATATCCGCCAGACTGCCCTCATATTTAAACTTACTTGCAGATAACTGCTGTATTTTTTCCTGATTCTTTAAAATCTCATTATTAATCTGTTGTAATTGAGATTGCTGGTAGATTGTTCTGTCCTTCATTTTTTTTGTAAAAGCATCTTTCTTCCCATGCCCTTCTTTCAGCATCCCATATCTTTCCATGCATTTTAACAAATCAGATTGTATTGGGATATATAACTCAATCCCTAACCCTTTAGCTATTCCACAGAAAAACTCACATGATGGTCTTTGTTTTTCGTACTCACTACCGACTGCCATATCAACACCATACAAGTGTATGATATCAAACCCTTCATAAATTGCTAATGCTATTTGAAAACTAACCGTATTAGTAAAATAGTTAATACCGCTGTTATCGATTTCAGATAACCATGCTTGTATTTCCTCGAGCGGATAACGAATTGACATTGGTGCTGATTCGTAATGGTCAGGCATATAAACAGGAATAGGGCATTTTTTGTAATAATCCATTCTGGTCATTTCTGGTCTATGAGAAACTTTAGATATAGAACAATGCTCCTCATTCTGGCTTTCAAACCATCTTGTCGCTCTAGGTAACATATTCCAATGGTCATTTAACCCCCAAATTTCCCAACTCGGATCGTCAAATGGTGCTTCTTTATATGACATTGCTGTCCCGACAATAGCAACCTTTTTAATCTTAGTCTTATACAGTTTTGATATATTTAACTGAATAGCTTTCTTTGCTCTATCGTGAACTTTTTTCAAAACCTCTTTATCCTCAAAACCCTCATTAACAACACCGCAATTTTTACGTTGAGGAATTATTTTGTCGTGTACACTTTCAAGCCATTTCTTTACTTTTATATCAGGCGTATCTTGTGTTACTTGTAATTTTTCTCTTGGTATTTCTTCCTCATATTGTTTTTCAAGTGATATGTCTTTGCTTAATTTATAGTCTCCGTCCATTGTTCGCCTCTCTTTCGCTAATCAATAAATTAGCAAGTTTAATATCAAATTCAGTATTAATATCAAGTGCATCCTCTTTTGTAATCTCAAAGCCTAAAATTGTAGGCGTATTATAATGAATGCCCTCTGTACATAATGCCCTAATTTCATCTTTGTATAATTCGTTAATATCTAAAATATTCATATCATCAGTTATTTCTTTATTTGCTAAATTCATTTTTGTTATATCGTGTATTCCAAAACCACCATTAGTAAAATAATATTTCAACTGACTATATACAATCGGTTGACCATGTAACCCAAACATATTAACCATCATGCCCTCAGCTAATATTTTTATATGGTTTAAATATGACACGCTTTTTTCTATCGGATAAAGACACCCTAATGCTTCGGCTGTTGGGTATGTATTGAATTTTGTTATCCCATCGGTTAAATGCTTGCCGGTAATCATAGGAGAAGTCGGGAACATTGTAACTAAATGTGTGAAGTCACAAACCTCTTGCATTCTCTTAATTCCATGTATTGTACATATCCCACCGCCGGCATGGTCATAAAATAACTGCTTAGGTCGATTGAAAACAGTAACGCCATAACTTTCGGCTAATGCTTTCATATCTTCCCCATCAGTAGATAAAAAGACACGATCAATATACTTGCAATTAGTTGCGGCTATTAAGTTCCATTCTAACAACGGCTTACCGCCACAGATGCGCATATTTTTACCGATAACTCTTTTACTTCCTGCTCTTGCTTGAATCAATAATGCGTATTTCCTCACTTTAAACCTCCTGCCGGATTAAAATTAAATAGATTGTCTTTCTTTGTTAGAATATTTGATTTCTCAAATGTTCCGTATTTGATATTCCCTTGAAGCATAACTTCTTCAATATCACTTACGCCTGTTAATTTTATACTTGATATCTGTTGATAGCCTTGCGAACTATATACTTTTAATAGTTCATCTTTTGCTTTTTTTGAATCACTTTTGTCAAATGTCATTATCACTAAGTTGCGTATGAATGCCATATTATTTCACCCCCTTTTTTATTGATTTTAAAATATTTTATTATCTTGTATTACTTGATAAAGTCCTGATTCAAGTTGTATAACTTGTTTTTCGCTTAGTTCAATATTGTTCATTCTGTCAATAATATGTATTATTTCGTGAAGAAACACAGATTCCTTTGCTGTTTGTGGAAGGGTTTCGTCAATCCGTATTTGTAAAGCATTAAAGCAACTTGTCCCCATAGTGTCCATATCTCTTGCCATGCTTTTCTCAAAAGTGACTTCAATCTCATGTCCACCTATTCTAACTTTTTCTGGTATGTTCAACTTATTTCACCCCCTTGTCTTTCGCCCATTCTGCATAGGTTTTATAAGGGACTACACCCTCGCCTCTTACTCTTCTAAATTCTGGCTTTACTCCTTCAACTTCATATATTAGATCACAACGACAATTCACGTCATCAGCTGCGTTCCCTAAACTTCCCGGCTTTAATCCATAACCACCGGCACTACTTGCAAAATTCTCTTTTACCTTTTTCTCAACACCGTCTAATGCTCCATGTGCATCTCTTGTTGAGGCATCTAGTGAAGCACTCCATATCTTAATCATTTCAACGCCTATGTTATCAGCATGTATTACGCTGTCATAATTAGCATCCTCATGTATTCTATGCCCTTCAGTTCTTGCAATTCTTATTGCTTTTTTAGCATCACCGCCCAATGCACCGGATATCCTTTTTGCCATTTTGCTATAAGGCTCACCTCTTACCAATCCTTGTGTCATTTCTTGATTTATCTTTGTTTTAATATATGCCTTGTTCTTTATTAATGTTTCGTTCAATGTTAACCCTGATATAGGATTCTCAATTGCAAGTCTAATCTTTTCTGGGTTGATTAACGTATAAGAAAGCCTTGCCTCAACATCTGTTTCGATAGCAAACGCTGTTCTGTAGTAACCTTCTTTGTATGTTTCTTCTAATCCTTTATGTAAGATTAGTTTTTCTCTTAGGTACAATGTTTCAATATGTTCACTAACAACCTTTTTTGTCTCTTTCAATCTGTTATATTTCTGCATTTCCTGATAGGTCAAAACACCTTTTACATCATACTTCCTAAACAAATCAGCAAACATTAATTTAAAAGAATCGTTAGTTGCTTTATATTGGAGGATTAAATCCTTCTCCATTTTAGCAACAAGTTTTTCAGCTACCTTTTTACTTTTTAATAGTTCTTCTTCCATAGCTTACTCCTTGATATTTAGCCATGCATTAATCATTTTGATTGTCCAGCTTTCGTTTAATATCAAATTATCAATCTGCCCTAACAAGTCATAACATATTTTTGTATATTTTTTTTCAAGTTCTTCTTCACTTAGTTTATTGTCAGATAAAATCCTTATAATAGCCAATTCGTTATCTACTTCGTATCCGATACGATCTAT